GAAGATCCTGAAGATCCTGAACCGGAAGCCCCCTGTGCACCCTGAGCTCCTTGTGTTCCCGAGGTTCCAGATGAACCTGAAGACCCATATGGAGGACCCTGAGCTCCTTGAGCTCCTTGAGCTCCTGCACTACCGCCAACAGAAACCTGTTGCCACTGGTATCCGTTCCAGACATATAAAGTTCCGGGATCACCAATAAAAGATTGGCCAATCTTAGGATTTGATGGAAATTTAGCCATTAATTAAATTTATCAATGATTATTTCCCGTTCAACCAATCTCTATAATCCTTAAGATTTGCTAGATTTTTCTTGCCCTTTTTCTTTTGCTTAGATTCTGGATCTAAGAAAGGGACTATTTTACCAGGGCCTTTTGGTTGGAAAGAAGGTATCTTGTCAGATCCAACAGGTTCTAAACTAACTGGCATGTCTCCGATAACTTCCTCATGTACGTGATGAGGCAAATTCTTATGCTTGGTCGAAGCATATTTTTCAAGTTCTTCTTTGGTCATATTATCCGCAAGGCGAAGAATCTCTTTTTTATACTTAGGATCCAGTGCAGAAGGCTCCATAGAACCTATCTTTATAGCATAGGCCTGTGCCATTAATCTTTGTTGTGCTGTACTTACTGCTGGCATAATTTTATGATTTATTTCTGTTATTGTAATTTTCCTCGTAATCTTTTAATACTTCCGGGTGGGCCGTTAAATAAGCTATTTCTCTATCTGTTTTTGGACGTAACTCACTTAGAGCTGTTTTTAGCTTAGAATTTAAAGAATCAGTAAATCCAGAATTGGTTCTGTACGGGGAGAAGTAGTCTATAAATCCTAGCATTTTAGCTGGATGTTCTTTAGGATCTTTAGATATGCTTGGATCTTTAAATTCACGAGTTATAATAAAGGTACCATATCCTTCCCTACTTCCGTCTATTGGATTTGAATTTCCCTCTATGCCAGTCCATGTTTTCTTGTTTTTATCTACGGATAAAACTATACCCGTATGACCGTGTCCAGGATATCCGCCAGTTTTTTTATCCTTCGTAAGGTAGCAAAATACCATACCAGGAAGTACCGTGTTCAAATCCAGGTTAGATTCATACTTGATCTTTTTAGCCTTTGAATTATTCCAATGATATTTAACTGCTGCGTCGTCCGGGATTTGTTTTTTTATTTCAGAGGAAAATGATGTTCGACGTAAAACTCCATGCACGAAAGCTGCACACCAAGGATCGCCCGGACCCACACCAACTTCCTTCTGAAGAGGTTCCACCTTTGGTCCTTTATTACTACCTCTAGGGGATTCTTCCGGCTGTGTGTTTTTTAATGCGTTATAGAAACTCCTTATAACATCGTTAGCTGAATTTTCCTCAAATAAATACTGGTCAAAAGATAGAATTTTAAGCACTATAGATTCTTTTTTGATCTATATATCAATAAAAAAAGGACTTATAAATATAAGTCCTTTTTCTTTTCGTCCCATTGCTTTTGGGTTATGGGTTTAGAGGATAAATCCCAATTCTTATCTGGATTGATTATTTTCTTTTTAGATTTGTACCAGTCATTAAAGGTCCAAATAAATCGATTATATCCCTTGCCAACTAAGGCAAATCCAGTATCTCCTGGTTGAATAGCGATTGGCGATTGAGGTGGAGCATAAAATTTTGTTTCCGCATTATTCGTCGACATTTTCTTTATTCTCTTTTTTTGTCCAATCAGAAAAATTCATGATTGTGTCTCCTTCAAAAGCTTTATCAAAAGCCTTTTTAACCAGGGCATAGCCTTTATCACCTTTTTGGATTTTCCTAATGGTTTTTGGCGGTGTGTAAGAACTTGTTTCGGGATTTTTTGCTTTAGCCATTTTATTCGCCTACGACAGCCTCTATTTTTGATTTTGTGATCTGAGTTGTCTCAAATCCTCCGACTGTACCATCTAGGTATTCAGCCATTTTGGTTTCAACCTCCATGACAGATTCACCAGATACCAAAAATTCTGCCTTTTTATAAACAGGATCTCCGTTCTTGTTAACCTCTCCGGATTCGAAACTAGTTTTAACTACGTAATAGCTCATTAGATTTTTTGTTTAAAGTGTTAATTAAGCTTTTTTGTTTTTAGCCTCTTGTACTTCTAATCTAAGCTCTTGAGCAAGCTTTTTCAATTCTTGCATAGCTTGTCTTACTCTTGTACCAGCTGAGCCGTTACCTTTGTCAAAAAACTTTTCAACGTCTCCTTGAGTGCTTTCGATCAAGGCTTTGATTTGTTCGAATTTTTCCATGATTTTATTTATTTAGATTTGTAATTTATACCTCAATTATTGTGTTTGTTTCGTTTTATCTGCTTATTAGAACAGATTTTTTAGTAGATCCTTGCTGAACTGACCAATTAGAACCTAGATATGAAATAACTATAGATTTCATAAATTCCATATATTCTCCCTTTCCTTCAAACTCCAAATTATCCTGGATCTCATCATAGATTCTATTAACTTTTGGATTTTCCTCCAGGTAGCTACTTAAACATTTTGAGCAATACTCCATTATTCTAGAAACTGTGTTTCCTCCTGCCTTAAACTTCATAGTATTCGGCTGAGGCACTTCCTCCTTATCGACAGCTATATCTTCAATTAATTCATGCGATATCTCGTTAAGAGTTAATACACAATATGAATTCTTAGGACCATCTATAACTTCATTGTTTGAATATTTTCCAATTATAAAATGGAAACCTTTCTCATCCTCACCATTCTCGTCCTCTATATTGAAAAAATAGTTGTAAAGATCCCCTTTCTTAATTAGTAGAAATGGAGAAGTTCCGAATCCGTCAGATTCGTGGATAGATTTTGTATCCATCTCATTTGTTTTGAACTGCTCGAATGTAGATATTATTCTTCTCATTTTATGATTTTATTTTTCTGTATTTTGCTTTAGAGATTTAGTCTCCAGTTGCGCTATTTCGCTTTCTGTAATTGGCTCTATTGATTCTTTTATGTCCTTTCCATTTATAGAGGAAAGAAGACTATTATAGAAAGAAGATACACCCTGGGGAACAAGTTTTCTAAATGCTAAGAAATCTTCATTCTCTATCGCTTTCCTAACCTCTGTTCCTGATGTTGATCTAGGTGTTTCCACAACCTCGACTTCTTTAGGAAAATCCCCTCCCGCTTTCTTCAGGTAATCTGCCTGTTTCTTGTAATCCTCTATTCTATCGTCACCAGCACCTATCAGATTTACTTTATATCCCATTTCTTTAGCAGCACCATATATCACTCCGAGAAGACCCCTTTTGACGATAAAATATCCGTCAATTTTACCAGGATTATCTTTTACAACTGCCTCCATATATTTTGATACCACATTTTCAGGGAATGGTGATTTTCCTGATTTGTTGTGTCCTGGATGAACTACAGCAACTATACTAGGTAAATCGTTCTTTTCCTTAAGGAAACTTGCCATCTTCAGATGACCGTTATGGAATGGCTGGAATCTACCAACTAGTAAATTTACGTCCTTAAGCTTAGTATCCTCCTTGTCTTCCTTCTTGTCGTCACTCTCTTCCACTTTAGAAACCTCTTTTTTAGTAGTGTCTATAGTTTCAAGAGCTGATATAAACTCGTTATAAGAGTAGAAGTGATCATCAGCTTTCATGCTTTCGTCGGATTCACTCGTTACGTAATCAACCTTTTTTGATTTTGTATTATTTCTTCTGAAATCAAGGAAAGAAGGCATTTCAGATTCGGTTATAGCTGGCTTACTTTCCTTAGTGCTTACCTTTTTCTCTATAGATGAGACTACTGAATTGAATTGATCTATGATTCCTGGTGTTATTATCCCACCAGCCCTCTTTTTAATCTTTCTAAAGGAATTAAGTATCAACTTAAATAACGATTCAAAAGAATCATCTTCGTCTAGATATCTAAGAACCCTCTTGTCGGTTATTAGATTTTTATTTAATCTAAATTCCTCTCTCTTTAAATAATCGGGCTCCTGGAAATCCGCACCTTTATACTTGTAACCATATTCATCAAGGAATTTAGAGAATACATCAGATATAAACGAAATATATCTCTCGTCCTCGGTAGAACCTTCAACCTCAAAGGTATCAACCCCGTGTTCAAGAATGAAGTTCATAACATCCAATATGGTGATCCCTAAGAAATCACTAGGTTTTTCTGTCACTCTCTTTTTAGCTTTCGATTTAGCAAGCTCAGTAAAAACAGGATCCACCATCTTCGATAGAATAGGCTCCTGTTCAGTTTCTTCCTCTCCGAATCTAAAAACTATACCTTCTATAGGTTTATCTAAGTCAGCATTCAGAGCAGTTTTCTTTAATTCAGGATTGAGAACACCAATAATAAAAGCAACAAAACTTCTTGTTTTGTATTCTTCAACCAGATCCTCAAAAGGGGTTCTTAGAAAATCTAATATTCTATCCTTCTGTTCCTTGTTTAAATATCCCTGGAAAATTATAGGAGGTCTTTCAACCCCTAATAAATCTGCCCAATCATCAAGCTTATTTTTACCTTGTATTGTTCCTGCAGGTCTTCCCATTTCATCTTTTTTATGGACGTAAGAAAGGATAAGGTTATTCTTAGGAACTTCATCGTACACGATCTCTACTGGAGCATTATTAGCAAAATATTCCATACCAAATCTCCATCCCCTAGGAATTTCCTTGATGATGTGTGGAGGTAAAGACTCGATGTATTGGATTGGTTTTTCATAGTACTTCATTAAAGTTCTATCAACCAATGTTATTGGATTTCTCTGATCTCTCTTAAAGAAATTAAATTTACCTGTCTCTATATCTCTCTCGAAGATAAAAGCAGACCCGTCCATCTTCTCGTTAACAGTAACGTAAGAGTTAAAAAGAGCGTCGATAAAATCTTTGCCCTTCTTATTATAGAGATCATATAAATGACTAATTCCTGACATATTCTATTTTTTAATCAATTCTATTTATTTCTGTTGGTATTTCTAGTCCAACTCTTTCAAGGTATTCCAAAAATCTTTTCTTTATTTCGGGCAATTTATCATGTAGATCGAATCTTGGATTCTCTATAATTCTCAAAACATCTTCAAAAGTTTTCACGTCATTGGTTGTGTATCCGGGACCAAGAGCAAAATCTACAAATTCCTGTGGATCTCTGGTTACAAATCTTTCACTTCCTTCAACTTTCTTAGAATGTTTTAGTCTCGGTATTCTAGATCCTCTATATGACTTAGTGTGCCAGAATAGTCCGTCGCTAAGTATAAGAACAGGAGCATTGTAATCCATAATTTCTCCAGATTCGTCGGTGTCTAAAACCTCTTTCCTAGCCGATAATATTGCAGAAAGTAACCAGTTTCTGTGCGCTGATTTATATTTACTTTCGCCTATCTTGTAGTTTGGAGAATAATAAATGAATTCAGCCCAATCCATGCTGGAAAGCGGGATTAGATCAAGCTGTACTATTCCCTTATTTCTGTCACCTTCAATAGGCCATCCTAAACTAACTATATTTAGACCTTTCATATAATTTATCTCCGGATCAAATCCTAGTAAAGATGGGAGTTCTGTTCTTAGAACTTCGTTTATCTTAGCGGAACAATCTTTCTGAGATATACCATTCTCTGAAGAAAACCACGGTGCGGAATATCCTAGATCTAAGTCGCCTGAAGTGTCATCAGGATTTTTCTTTTTGCCTATGCTTCCGATGATAATATACTCCTCCTTTTCCTTGGCTGGATTTATTCCCAGAAGGGGGAAAAGTATTTCCTTTATGTTTTCTAATGTTTTAGGAAACTCATCCTCACGGATCCTACGGGAGGTCTTAATAGCAGCACCACCTTCAAAAAGCTTTTTAAAGCCATTAAAATCTAAAGCTTTACGTAACATTACTTCTTATGAATTTTGTCATAATATCTTCCCATAGCACCGGTCAGATACTCGCTATATTGTTTCTCGTCGTCATTCGAAGGATTAAGTGGCTCGTATTTTTTACCAAAATATTTCTTACCTTTTAAAACACCGGATTTATAAAAATCCTCAGCATCCTTATCAGTAACTTCTTTATCTCCTATTTTCTCTTTCTCCCAAGAATCTAATACCTCATCCTTTTTATCCCTTAATTCCGATTTGGATAACTTCGAGTAAGAATCTTTAGAATCACCTTTAAAGAAAAAATCAGAAATAGCAGCTCCAGAGCTTGCTATTAGTCTTCCCATTAGGGGTAAAAGAGCGTTAACGCTATTAATTGTTGATTCCCCGTTATCATTCCCATCAGGTTCCGACGAAGCTCTGAGTTTATCATACTCATACTCCATGTTACCGTCTATCTTTCTAAGCCATCTACTTAGCTTAGTATTTCCTTTGTAGAAATCGCTCTCTCCTTCCATAATGGAATTGGTAAAAGTGTCAAATTTCTCTATCCTCATTTCTAAAGTTTTCCTTTATATATCCCCAAAAATTAAAGTTTTACTTTGTATATCTTATACTCAAAGGATTCGTTCTTGTATATCTGAATTCTGGCCTCTGAGTGCTTTAACAAGTAGTTTTGGTATTTTGGGCTAGAGAAGTCATCAACAAAATCTATTATATTCACTTTGTCCTTGCCCTCCATCTTTCTCATACCCCTACCCAAACTTTGCTTAATTAGAACCTCGCTTTTATAGGATTCAACTAAGAAAATGTTATGTAGATTGTTTATTGATATACCAGTAGAGAATGTTCCGTATGTAGCTATAAGTATTTTATTGGAACCCGAAGCCATTCTGGACTTATATTCTTCTCTTAGTCCCTCATTGGTATCCCCGTCCACATAGAAAACTTCCTTGTCATTGTTCTTCTCCCTCAGTAGATTCCAGATCTGTTTCCCGTATTCATCCTTAACAGACTGAAAAAGAACAAGTGAATTCTTCGAAGTTTTACTTATGAAGTCAACTACATAATTCAACCTTTTCTTGCTTTCAACTACCAGCTTTCTCTCCAGATTGTAAACCTCGTTTCCTTCTAGATTATTATTATTAAGCTTCAGATCAGCAAGTTTATCTTTGTATTCCTTCTCGAGCCAATCCATAATCACAACCTTAATAGAAACCGGGGTTGCGTAGTTATTATCAAAAAGAAAGCTTGGCGGAATCTCAACTATCAAAGGTCCTAGAAATTGCTGGATTGTCAAATAGTCGGCGGTTCCCCTTTTAGTCAAAGTTCCAGTTAATCCGAATCTCCATCTAGAATGCATGCAATGTGCAACGATTTTCTTGATGGACATACTATTTGTGTGATGAGCCTCATCGACGAATACAAGATCTGCTTCCTCAAAGAATTCAGCATCTTGCTTAACCAAGGATTGGAATGTTCCTATAATTACATCGCATCCTTCTCTTAACTTAGATCCTCCCCCTATCTGCTGTATTTTTGATCCCAGTTTATGTAGTCCATAATCTTCAAAGTCCTCACTTCCCTGAAAAACGAGGTTGGTGCTAGGAACGATCATAAGAAACTTTCTAATAAGTCCTTTTTGCTTCAGGTAAGCAAAAATCATAAAAGATATGAGGGTTTTTCCTGACGATGTTGCAACCTCAGAAATCGAATATCTATATTTAATTAGCTTCCATGCGGTTTCTATCTGGTAATCTCTTGGCATCACTTCGGGATTCCCCCCGATACCACCAGCAAAAAATTCATTAACCCATTCGGTATATTCCTCAAGGGTCAGATCAGTATTAACTATCTTATCAAGACCGTTTATCTCGATTTTGATATTATAATCCTCACCTATCTGTAGAACTTCTCTCCAAAGTCCTATTGGAATTTTCCATGCTCCACCCTTCTTTTCGATGAAGCAGATATTTCCGTCCCATATTTTCTTTTTCACCAGTGGATGAAAATAGAAATTATGTATTTTCTTAGTTAGTGATATGTCTATCTGCTTCTTCTCAACTTCGTCAAGAGCTTCCATTAGAACTATCCATTGTTGATCGTCAGAAACTTGAAATCTAATCATTATTTATATATCTTATTTTACGGTGGACCCCCTCAAGTAATCCTCTAGTGATATCCTTGATTTGACCCCATATAGCATGTGATCTACAGTTTGGATTGTTTGATCAATAAATTTTCTGTGGCTCTCCACTAGCTCTATTTTTTCTGCTATCTCAGTAAGATCACCCTCAATAAGCACCGTTTTTTCGTTAGCCCCGTACCTAACATCGCTTCTCTCTGAATAGTCTTTCAACTTCTTTGCTCTTTCTACTCTTCCTTTAGAATTTAACTTAGATACAATAGATGCTAACTTGTAGCTATATTCAAGCAAAACCTGTCTCTGACTAAAAAGATCTACCTGTGCCTTCGCAAGTGTCTTAATATCCTTCATTTGAATAGCTATAACCTGTATAGTTTCTTTCCATTCGGCTCTCTCATCCTCGAAGATCTTGCCAAAGTCCGTTTTTTCTCCTGACATTTAAAATAGTTTGTTTTTATTTTTTTCTTTCTTCCTTCCGGATGTTAAATCAACAACCTTAACAGAATCTTTATTTTTCTCTATCTTTTTCTTTTTGGGTTCTTCTACCATCGGATCTTTAAATTCAGTGTCGATCTGATTCAGAGAATCGTCCTTTAGCTTCAGTGGAAACTTTATTCTTGGGGTGCTTCTCTCCTCACATTGTTTTTCCCATTCACCAGTTTTATCGGCTCCTGAGCTAGGATCATTTATCAATAAAATATCTAAGGTCAAGTGCTTCGTTTGTAAAGTAGTTATCAAATCTCTTAATTTTCTTCCCGGTAGTTCTAAGATGAACGACCAGATCGTTAAGATCCCATTTTCTATTTTTTGTTATATCGTTCTCTTCCAGAAATTTTCCCCAGTTAAAAACAGTAAATCCTTTGGCTAGTAGATCAACGGACTTCTCTATGCCTGCCTTATCCCAGTCATACCAATATCTGACATCGTCAATTTCGAAGGGGAATTTATTTTCTAGAGAACATAAACCAACAGCATTCATCCACATCCAAGAATCCATTGGACCTTCAAATATGGTTATCGTTTGTCCAAAATCCAGGAACCCGATACCAAAAACATGAGATATCGGATCTATAGTTCTAGCTTTATCCAGAAGCTCCACGTCTTTTATATTAAGTAGCTTCTCGTATATTCCACTGAGCTTATATGTTAGGTATTTAGAAGATCCTTTCACGGAATGCATGTTTCTCACTTGCAAACCTATTATCTTCTCGTCCGGGGTTAAGTTAAAGAGAAACAGCCTCTCCTTTTTACCATCCCAAGCAAATCTCGAATCTATCCTCTGATTTCTTCTCTGAACATATCTTTGTATTTTAGATCCCCACACTTCCTGTAGACCTAGTGATCTCATGAAGTCGGATCTTTTTATTAAAATCTCTGATATGTCATTCTCAAAAAAATAGCTGATGTCGACCTTGCCGTAAACAGTTCTTCTCTTTCCCCTGTTCTCTTCTAAAATATTTTTAACTTCTTCTTTCTCGCTTCCTGTTAGTTTGTTATACAAACCAAAATCTTTAAGAAATGTTGCGGTATCTTTGAATATACCACATCCTCCATTATAACACTTATAAGCTAATGTGTCAAGATAGAAATTTCCCCTCTTCTTTTTTGCATCGTGTGAATCCCCGCAATAAGGACACGAGAAGTTGAGGCGATTACCAGACTTGTAAACTATCTGCTTACCTGGATTGCCCTGAAATTCTCTACGGAGAACTACATTTATTAACTCTTCTATCTTTTCTAACTGCATGGGATAAAAAAGGGGACAGCCATAAAGCCGTCCCCGGTTGATTTATCTATTAAAGATCGTTATATAGATCCTCTAAAGAAGATGAACTTGTATTAGATGGTCTAGCAGCTGGTGCTTCCTGAGCTGGCTCTTCTGATCTCTGAGAAGATCCAACTTTAGTTTGACTAGCTTCAGCGTAGATGTCATTAGAAGAACTAGCTGGGGCAGAGCTTCTAGGTGTACTAGGTGCTGAACCAACACCACCTACGATTTCATTAATGATTCTTGCTTCGGGAACTGTGTTCTTAATAACACTCATAACTTTATCAGTTACCTCATCGTCCCAATCTTTGTAATCAAAGCTAGTTAAATTCTTAGGTCCTTCGTTTAAGTATTCCAAGATAGCATTCATATCTTCTTGGTTTTTCTTCATTGGCTTACCCGCAATTTTAATAGGTGTCTTCTCGCCGATGAAAGAGCAAAGATCGTAGTTGTTCCACTCTCCAACTTTTCTAACCTGAACTGCGAATTCACGTCCTTCGAAAAGATCGTATGGATTACAAGGATCTCCGTATTCTGGTTGAAGCTGAGCTTCGATAAGATCGTTTAATTTTTTACCAAATTTGAAGATCATTACCTTTCCTTCTAATTCTGGCTTGTTCTTATCTTGTACGATTTGAACTAAAGAATAGTAGTCTTCTTTTCTCGAAAACTTCTTTGCCAATTCTTGATCAGCAGCTGAGTGTGAATTTTTCAATTTCCAGAAGAGATCCTTAAGAATTGATCTTTTCCCTACTGTTGATGGACAGTCTACAGAAAATGCGTTTCCACTTACTGGATCGTTCAAGTAAACATAATACTTGTGGATCTTTGATTTTGCTGGGTTTGCTGGGTTTGGTACGAATCTGATTAAAGATTTGTAAACTCCATCTTTTCCGTCCTCCGGATAGGGCTTGTAGAATTCAAGGTCTTTTCCGCCACCTTGTTTAGCTGTTGGGGTTACGAACGCCTCTGCGTCCAAATTGAAGATGTCTAAATTACTCATGTTTTTTAAATTTAATTTTTAGTTTTACTTTGTGTTTTCTTTTTGTTTCTCTTGATTCTTTTTATTTTTCCATTAAAATTGCTTTTTTTTCTACTTATATCGTGGTTTGATGTGTATTCTAGCTCTATGTAGTGTGCATACGGACACTATGTATTGTTCCCATGTTTTCCATTAATGAAACGGGAATAGTCTCGTAGTGAGCTTGTAAACAGCCCATACGTTTAGCTACTTTAGTGATAGCTCTAAATGACTTTAACGATTTGAGAATTGCCTCCTTTACAAGCTCAGAATGGCTTGCCTGTTTATAAGAATGTGTGTGTTTATCCGAGGCTTTCTGTGAGTTGTTGTTCCAAATTTCCCTTAATTTCATAAAATTCCTTTAATTCCTTCTTTAAATATAATGTTATCCAAGTTGCATCCACAATATCATCAATTGGTTTGTTGACAACCTTAGCTGGTGTTATCCACTCTGCTTGGTTGACTTCTAGTATATTAGCAAAGTTTGCTAAATTTGTTTCATCCTCTTTGTAAGAACATAGAGCATGATAAAGTTCATCTTTCTTGGCATTCCCCTTTAGTGCAAACTTTTTAATAGATGTTGGTGAAAAAACATGAAATCTTTCCGGCCCAACTCTATCTATTATTTTTTTTCTTAGTAGAGCAGTAGCCATTGAAATATCTATGAGAGCATTTCCGTTAGAAGAAAAACTTAATCCCTCCATGGCAACATGGAATTCAGATTCCCCCATAATTTCGTTTATGCTATCCCAGAGAGAATTGACAATCTCCATAAAATAAACTATCTTAATTCTCTCCCTTCCTGTGTAGTCGTCAGGTAATTCCTTCTTGTCCAAAAAGATTAATTTAAAATCTTCCTCAGTATCTAAAATAGAGAAAGGTTTTTTAGAATTTTTCATAAGGGACTCGGGACTTCTATCGGATCTTGTTAAAGATCCCCAAGTGTACTTTCCGTCCTTATAACAACAGAACGCTGGAGAGTTGATGGAAAAATCTATTCCTACTAAATTCATGCAAATATTTTTATGGATTAAACAGCAGGGTGAATGATCTGACCAACAGAACCTGTATATCCATAAACCTTAGAAAGTTTCTCGAAACAAGACTTCATCTGAGCATCGGTCAAACAATTAACTAAATCGTTTAGTACTCTTTGATCGTTACCTGCAGCTGCTACCAAAAGGTTTTTCATTTGGTCTTTCTCACCACCTAGTGGTTGACCGTATTTCATCTCGTTCAATTCCTTTACTTCTGAAAACTTTTTCATCTCTAGTATTTTAATTTAATTATATATCTTACTTAGCTTCAAGAACTATATCTATATAGTTACATTTAAAACCTAAGCTAAATGACGTGTATGATGGGTTGTTATTGGTATAGTTCAATTCAAGTTCGCTGAAAGAAGTGAAAAGAACCTCCTGAAAAGTGACAGAGACAACAACATTACCCTCATTATCCATTATTCTCATCGGGAGAGCTTGTATAAAAACCTGATCGTTAGCAAAGTTAAGAAAATCAAGGACCGTGTCGAGCATTATAAAATAATTTATAAAGCCATCAGCCATTTTGAAATTAATAGTGAAATCTTTAGTAAACAAGTCCTGTACAGGGGTTGAGCTTTTATAAGCTATTTTCTTACCTAAAGTTCTTACTTGCTCCACTGAATCTATACTAAGTCCAGGGAACCCAACAGATTGTATTGTGCTATTGACATACTGAGAAACATTATCGAATGGGATCGGTTGCTTCTTAATGTATTCTTCGTACTTCTTAGTTACTCTCTCGGAATAAAATCCCTTAGGAAAGTTGAAGTAAAAACTATTTGATTTTGGATTAAGTAACACTTATATGTTTCTTTATTTTTATACTAATGCAGCCAAGGTTACATCGGAAAGTATTCCGTCCGCAGCTTTTACAAATTGAGCCTTAGTTAATCCTGGATACTGTAGATATCCAGGTTTTCCAGGAGTCAAGAAATACGATACTATCGTCTGATCTGCCCATCCAGTAGCGGAGAATCCCTCTATTTGTGCAGCCAAAGCACTTATTAATGCGGATCCGGTTAACTGACCACTTTGGTTATTAGCTGTGGTAGATCCAACTTGAGTGACTCCGCTCCCTATTCCTGCAGCAGGAATTATAGATTGAACTATAGGTTTAGGTGCAGCCTCAGTAAGACCTATTAAATTTACTCCGGATGACACACTCACATTGACAATAGGAGAAGTTGCTGTAGCACCAACTACGAATTCTGCTTCTCCTTCTTTTTTCCAGTATCCCCAATAGAGAACGGAAGTTGATTCATTAGAAGGTGATGTTTGAACAAGAGGGGTGTTTGTTCCTGCTATTGTTTCTCTCTTTACTTTTAACAGGGCAGAAGAATTAGCGGCTGCCGCTTCCGCTGCAGTTTCATTTGCCTGGGATACCGTTACATTCCCATTTGTTATAAAAAATCTTCTGTCTGTAAATTGAAGTATTTTGGTAGATTGTGATTCATTTACTTTGAAAGCAAGCTCACCTAAAGCTGGTTTAGCAATATTGTTATCTAACAAAGACGGGACATAATTTTTATTCCCCGAATTATCAAGGAAAGCCAACTTAAACAATCCGCTATTACTTAGATCTATCGCAGTAGGTATACCGTTAGGACCAGCTACTACGAATTTGAATTTGTAATAATTATCAAACGGTGACATTGAAATCGTCAGTTTACCGATCCCGACTGCAGTAGTATTAGATGTTCCGTTATTCTCGGTCAAATTTCCATTTGTAAAAGTGAGATTGTTTGCGGTAGCAGTAACATAATTCTGTTGAATAAACACATTGGTGTATTTAACAACCTCCTTAGGTGAAGGATTGGTGTTATTTCCAACATTTATGGCTGAAGCTGAATAAACTCTATTGTAGATCTTTTGTACCTGCGGAAGCGTAGATAAAGCTATAGGAGTTATATTAGTTCCCCATTGTGCTGGGTTATTAGAAGCATAAGATGAAATCCTTATTACCCTGCTCTGATCAACATTATTAATCAATGACATCGTGTATCTCAGGAAGAAAGATGATGAATATGCAGCATTTCTTACTATTGGTCTATAGTAGTTTGGTAAATCGTAAGCTGTTGTCTGTATTGATTGAAAACTTGATGTTTGTATAATTGCAGCACCAATCTGCTCGAGAACCTCTATTTCGTGACTTATATAATAGCTATTACCAATTGAATTTTGGAAAAGTATGAAATCTTCAATAAATCCCTCGTTGTCGGTAGCATAGTATTCGAAAAATTGGCCTCTGTTAGATTCCTTTATAGTGGCACCTATATTAGAAAAAGGATCCTCTTGTTCAAGTGAAAGTAGTGCTACCCTAGCAGAATCATATCTTGAATACCCTTCGAAATCCACCGTGCTTTGTACTTGCCAAGCTGAAATTCTTATCGGAGCATCCGAAACGAATCCGTCTCCGCTCTGGCTTATTAAAGATGCTAGTGTTTGTGGTTTGAAATAATCTGATGCAGAAAGATACTTATAGTTCATGTCCTTCAGATTAGGTATTTTAATCTCGAAGTACTTGTCATAAATATTTGATCCGATAGTTACTGGACTAGGATTAAGTACATAATCTTGCTCTGTTCCCTTTTTAAGTAGTATCTGTGAAGCTGTTACGTAATTAAGATTCTGATCCTGAAACTCTATCTTTAATATCAATCCATCTATATTCGATAAATTGTATCCGGCTCTTATATGATATCTAACGGTATCATATACAACTAGCAAGTTAGAGGGGAAAGTTATATTAAGATCGGCAGTATTCGTTAATTTATCCGAGTAATCGTTAAACGGTATAATCAAATTAGAATCTAGTGTAACGAATGAATTCGTAGCGATCTGTACAACACTATTGTTTACTGTATTATGCGTTGTATCGTAATCTGCGTTCGGATTTAATATTTGCACAGCATCATCCTGATAACCGTTAATTAACTTCTGATAACCGACCGTTGTTCCTCCGGTGTTTACGAAATATTCCTCCGGCTGAGGTTGGTCAGCATACATGTACTCCATAAGTAAATATGGGGTTAGCTGAACGTATTTTGATGTTGTGCTATAAGACATTTAATTTCAAATTATTTTCCGAATTGTAAAAATTTAGGAGAGTACTGCAGACCAACTCCAAAATAGAATCCTGGATTTAATCCATTAGAAGTACCAGATAATCCGTACCCCAATTGTACACCAAATCCAAATTCCTTCCTAGCTGCTTTGAGAGCCTTTCTTGTATCAGCGTTATCAGTTATATCAAAAGAGTTTATATCATTGAATGTTAGGCCCGGATATGTGGTAGAAACCCTTGTCATCATTCTTTTAGTTTTAGGGTCTCTGTATATCCCTGTAGTAATATCTATATTTTGCTCAAGATTTAAAGCTGTAAGACCGGGGATAATCGTAGCAAAATATTTAGTAGAGTCTATTGGATCTCTATGTAAGGTTATGGTGTATGGTGTTTTTCCAGTTACTTTTAATTTGTTGTTTCCTGGCATTTGTGGATTATACAAAAAATTAATAGACTCTTCTCCGTTAGGATCTTTCTCTATCGTAGATGCAATCTTTACACTATCTCTAATCTCGGTAACAGTATTTATTACGGTGTTTGGAGTATTGCCTCTCCCGTTAGATTTTAAACCCAGCTGATGAATCAGATCTTTCTGAACCTCCGATAGCTCCGATGCTTTCAATTCATACGCAGATTTCTCCTGTATAAGATGCCCGTTCTCATTCTTTATTGTTCTTACACTATCAAGGGAAGCGAGATAGTTGTTATGTTCTCTTTTTGCTTCCGCTTCCATGTGGGAAGTCTCGTTACATTGCTTCAAAAATAGAAGTAGCAAAACAACAATAACTGCCAGCATGGTAAATCTGCTAGATAAAATAGAAGAAATTTTCGAACCGGTTTCTTTATTTAATAGTTTCATATATTACATTTTCTTTTTTCCATTTCAAACCTGTGGGGTCTAGGGTTCCTTCTCCGTATTTTTTAGCAAGATTTTCACTGAATATTTTCTCCCTTTCTCTACAACTTTCGAGCTCCTGTATAAGTTCGGAAGATTTAGCCTCCATCTTTTTTATCATTTCCTCTACAGTTAGGATTTCCCCGTGGATTCTAATGAATTCCTGGGAGAGATTTAGTATCTCTTCCTTTTCAAAATTGGATAATTCTACCATTATTTATCTTATTATTTTTAACTAATTGCTCCTCCTTTTGCTATCGGTATAGATACCGCTGTTCCATAATTAATATAGTTTGGAGTTGTCGTAACTATACTACCTATACTATATACTGTGGATAATGTTATGTATCCACTAACACCATTACACGTTTTCCAAAAAACCTTCGGATTACCGTTAGTTGTACTTGCTGGAGACAGATAAGTTATATCAACATATAGGCATCTATTATTAGATAGTAGAGTATTGATTCCAGTATTAAAATAAACTACCGCGCTGTTAGAGATTATACTCGTTCCACTTCTTGTATAATAATCGTAGACAAGTCCTCCTAGAATGTATCCTTCTGTTGAATCGTTAAGGAAAATTCTATATTTATTCGTATATCCCTTGGAATATACCCCTGCCAAATCCTGAGACGATGAACTAGGAATTTTGACGTAGACATAGCCAGTTCCGACATAAGTATATGAGGTGGGTGTGACTACAATCATATCGCTGCTCCATAGAGATGGAGAAGATATATCCATTACGTTATAGATAGTTGCAGGAGTTGTCGCAATATTAGTTCCGTTCCAAGGTCTGCAAACGACTGAAGTTGTCGGGATTCTTGACTCGTTTATTCTTTTAACGTGGTATAAATAAGGACCTCCTGTTGCACCTGCTGTTGCACCTCCCGTTGATCCGAATGTAGTCTGAGCATGTTTTCCGCTATCATAAGATCCTCTAGGACTACCCGAAAAAACCGGAGCATCCTTAAGATCTCTAAATTCAAATAAAACATTAGGTGTAGAATCGGCCGCATATAACTCTATTCCTTTATCACTAATAGTAGTTCCTGAAGGTAGGTTTTTCGTAGTGTCTAATACAAATCCACCACCGTTGGCAGAAGATGTTGTTGATATTCTTGTTGGTCTATATAAGGTTAAAATGGAGGAAGTCAATTGTAAATTGGTCGCATTCACAGAAAAATTTCCCCCCAGACCAACAGTAGTATTGGAGAAAAGATAAAAATCCCCGGTTCCTCCTATCGTTACGCTTTGAGCTGATGTTATTGTTGCATAGTTTCCATAAAGAAGCGCTCTTGCAGTGTAAGAATCTATGCTAATTCCAAGTAACCCCGAAAGCTGAAGTCCGCCAGTTGAATTATATCTCAAACTTGCAGAATTACCAGTACTTCTCCAGTAAAAAGCAGGAACACCGGAAGAGATTGCCCCAGTCTTAGAAAAGGTAAGAATTGGTTTAGCTATCTGATCGTCAGTTGAGATAAGAAACTTAGCTCGATTTGGATTTTCTCCGGTAACTCCAACCCCCTGATCGTTTATTATCAAAGAAGTTACAGATTCATTTATACCGACACCACTTTTTAGACCTATAGCGTATTTGTCCGTTACCCCAGCAGGACCCAATATTCCATCATATGAAGCAAAATATGGAGAGGTGAATAAAGAATAACCGGTATAACTCCAGGTTCCAGTTACCCCTTTGTAGTTAACCTGATAATCACTAGTGTTAGAATCTATCCATAAATCAAATGGATTGCTAGAGTCTCCTGGCTGATCATCTTGTTTATACCAAATAGTACCTCTTAAACCAGTTAAACCTGTTAATCCCTTATGTCCAGCAGGCCCATCATATCCATCAGGTCCTTTAGGTCCCTGGTGCCCATTAGGTCCTACTGCGAAAGAAAGAATTTGATCAAAATTATAATTGATTTTTTTTCTTATTTCCGAAGCGGAGTCTCCTGTTAAAATATATTTAGTATTAAAGTGCATTTTCTGGGTCTTTTAAATTGCTGTTGATCCTGTCGTATATAACACACCACATTTTGTATCATTTAGATTACCTCCATATGCGCTGAAATAAACTTTGAACCATCTGCTAGTACCTGCAGTAGATCCAGTTCCGCTTATATTCATTATAGTAAAATCTATATGAGAGGCGCCAAATGAATTACTTCCGGTTAAATCTGCTGCTTGGTAAGAAGAATAAGGTGCATTTGGTAAATTTGAGAATGTATTAGAGGTACCAAGTCCAACAAATCTGAAGAATCTGCTTTCAGAGGAACTTCTAACTCTTATTTCTATAGCCTCGTGATCATTTAAAAGATTTAACCATCCTCCGTTTGAATCTGCGGTGGCACCAGTTGCAGGAGTCCATAAATATACTCCAGTCGAAAATGAAGGACCTGCCGTGGACGGATTAACGACAAAATCAATTCCATTGTTGGAATTTATTCTTTGAGTTGTTGCACCCGAAGAATTAATTACCCCCGGGATTACTGCATACCACTGAACTGAAACTGGAGGTCCGTATATCGAAACGTTTGCTGACCCTATCGATGTAACATTCTGTAATGGCTGTATGGAGTTTATTCTCTTATTGTACCACATTTCTCCATTAGCCCTTATGTCAAGATAAGATTCGGTTGGTCCATGAGCATAGAAAAGGCTTGAACTCACATCGGAAGCAACGTCAGTCTTGTGTCTAAGCCCACTTATACTGGAGAAGCTACTAGAAATCCAAAGGGAAGGCAAAGAATCTAAATTGGTATTAGAAAACGAAAGCCTAATCGGTGCAGAAAACTTAGAGCTTAATGCAGTATATGTTAGATTTCTATTCGAAAATAATGCTGTACCTGTGTTTGAAAAATTCAATATTAAATCACCATCAGTAGATATAGATAAGCCTCTACTTCCACTGAGATATAAGTTGAGTCCAGTAGATCTGTGACTTAGGTTATTCCCTCCGGGGGAGGTATTTCTGATTCCAAGATCACCATTAGGAATATCCAAAAACAGAGAATCCCCAAGCTTAAGACTCAATCCATATTTAACCGAAGCTGATGTTGATGTTGAGGTCCAAAAGAATCTAGGGGTTTTAGAAGTAAAAGAAGATAAGGAAGAATAATCATACTTAGTAAATTCCATAAGTCCTTTACCCGTAGCCCCACCGTTAATGGAAACTACCATTTTAGAATACTGAGGATTCGTACTAGCAGAGGCACCAACTAGAGAGTTGTCGCTAAGTACTAAGGTATAATCTGAAGGATTTACTGAAGTTAAGTGATACCCAACATATGAAGAATTTCCCGCAGAAGTTGGTACATTCGGATATAATCTAAATAAGTCTTGAGACAATATATTGAATCCATATAACCCCCAGGACTGAGAAGAATATCTGTATACAGGATTACCTAAACCTGGAGTAGTATTAAGCCAAAAATCTCCTTCTATAGATCCAGTAGTGCCAGGATTTGTAACCCCAACCACCCAAGAGCTCCCTCTAGATCCCATGTCACCGTAGGATCCTGTTGGACCGGTTAATCCTTTATTACCCTGTGGTCCATCCTCACCAATTTTACCGTAAGGTCCACCCCCAAAAGTAATAATGTCAGAAAAATTAGAGTTGACTTTATCAACTAAATTTTTCTGATTATCCCCTTCTTCTATCCTTAATAATTTTAAATCTGGCATCTTCTTTCTTTAGGAATCTTAATAAGTTATTGTATATATCAATAAGTGAAAGATCCCCCAGAACCTCCAGTAGAACCCGCAGAAGATGTATAAGACCAAGGAGCATATGCTCTATAATAAACGGTTGTTAATCCACCGGCAGTCATCCCTCTAGCAACGGTAAGATCTATAGTTCTAGCATAAAAAGGAAGGGTTACCTTAGTTGTAGCAGAAGAAGTTGCTCCAGTTCCAACTCCAATGTATTTGAATCCACTTACAGATCCGCTGGCATCGGATACGTTATGAACAGTAATATCGATAGATTGGCCAGGTAAAAGTCCGCCGGTAGTACCCCAGTTCTGATCGTATTCGTTATATAATCCAATTCCTATTTGAGAACTTGAATTAACAGCAGGATTTATTAATATTGTGTTTCCGTCGGTTAGCTTTGCTCCGCCCGTTGCAGAAGTTCTCGATATGAAATACCAGTTTATCAGAGTAGCTCCTATAGCTCCAGTAGTTCCTGGTGTGGTTGATGCATAGGTAACTCCAGATCTTGTTTTATTTGTCCTTAATTTCCCCTTTGTTGAAAACCAAAATTCTCTTCCCGCAGAGCTTTCGAGAGATAAGTGATATGTCGTAGGAGATAACGTAGAATAAGTGTCACCAGTTCTAGTTGATCTTAATCCCGTTACTCCCGAAGGGGTTATGTAGATATGAGGTGTAGCTTGAGGTAAAGAGGCTACGGATTGAACCGGATCTAAAAAGCTCCCAGATCCACCAGAACCTCCAGAAATGTTTAAATACTTACTAGTTACATTCAAATTACCGGCTGCGCTTAAATTATATCCACCAGTAGAAAATATACCAGACCCCGAAGTTGCTCCATAATCTATATTAGTGTCCTTTCGGGAATCTATTGTCATACTATTGAAGCTTGCCTCCAAGCCTCCAGAAACACCAATTGTAAATGCTCCCCCCGGTGCTCTTATCCCTAGAGAATTGTCGGTAGGGACTGGAGAAACCCAATAAAATACAGGATGTAGTGAATAATCTGCTATACTTCCATCCTCAACATCGCTTCTCGAAAATTCCAATAAGGGAGCATCGTTAATAGAAGAATTTGTGGAAATTGAAAATTTAGAAAGAAGCTCATTTATAACTCCAGATTCTGGAGTAACGTCGCTTAAAATAAAAAGATAATTCTCAGGTACTATCTGATTCATTCTTATAGAAGAACCAGTTCCACCTGAATACGTATAACTTGATAGATTAAATAGAGAAGAACTATTACCGAGATTATATCCAGTAAAACTCCATCCGCTATCAGTTAATGTGTAAATGTCGCTGGTAAGAGAGTTAATCCAATAATCTCCCTCCTGAGAATATCCCGCTGGATCTGAAGTTGAAACAAACCATCTAGTTCCTCTAGGTCCGGAAACACCAGTAGGACCAAATGATCCAGAATCACCTATAGCCCCTCTAGGACCGGTTAAGCCCAAAGTACCTTGTGTACCCCCATGAAGCTCGACCATCTCATCAAAGTTGTTATTTAATTTGGAAATAATTTGACTTTGATTGTCGCTATAATTTAAAGATTGGATATTTGTATTTGGCATTTCTTATATCTTACTTATTGTGAAATTAAACATCATCGAATAAGAAAATCCTTTGTCCATAGGGTATTCGAATTCGTAGGTTAAATTGCTTCTTGTTATTAATTTATAGTCGCTATCTATAAAATATTCCAACTTATATCTATCAGTAGAAAATAAATCACCTCTCACTAATTGTGTGGATGGTATTGTCTCGTCAGCAACTTTTTTTAGATAGAAATTAAATACATTACCCTGATACAAAGGTGAAACATTCAAGTCTATGTAAGTGTTAACGTCATCATCTATTGAATTAGGATCTCCTACTCCAAATTCAGATATCATGTTATCGATAAACACTTTTTTAATACCTGAGTTAAGTAGGAATCTTCTTAGCATTCTATCTAATCTTATTATTCCCCTAACCTTTCTTTGATCTGGGAAATTTTGCCATACTATTTCAGCATTAGGAAATATGCTAAGATCCAATTTATCGAAATCAACCCCAGAAGAATAAGGTCCAACAGATCCTATTCCGGTGTTTGAATTATTTTTACCTATTTCCTGAATTGACTTAATGTAACTGTCAATCTGAGAATTTATAATATTGGTGCTCTTTATTCCAGTAGTTCTTGATATTTCTAAAGTAATGTAGTTGTTTATCTGAACTGGGTCCGGGGTCTGCATAACTTTAGATCCAAAGAATGTTTTATATTCTAGCATTGATCTAGTACCAGCAACATAGTTTCCAGTTTTTGGATTGATGTATCTGCTATAATATCCAGGATCCCACGAAGATGAGAATATGTTAAAGTCTTTCTTGTCTATAGGGGTTAGACCTATTAATGGATAAACAGGGCCTTCGGGATAAGAAGCCGCGGGAGCCAATATATCAGATCCCTGAGAAACCTTAGTAAAAGAAAGATTCCTCGATATTCCAAAATATTTTTTATCTGGTGCAAAATTACAATTTCTGAAAGATAAATCTATAGAATCAGATCCTACGATAGTATCAGTTTTATCCTTGTCAAAATGGATAACCTTTCTAAAAAGAGGCTCATAGTCTCCGGAATACCTAGTTATTATAGAAGGCAAACCAACTTGAGCTTGATCTATTCTATATCCCGTTTCTACTCTAGAACCTTTAAGAGCCTGTGGCCCGTTATAATCCTTGCTTACTAAAGATCCGCTAGGTTTGGTTATCTTGGTCGGTCTTTCGAAATACAATTCAAAAGAATTTGCGCTCTCAACTGTTGTTTGGGATTCTGAATCCCAAACATAGCTTCTATACGAAATGTAGGGGGAGCTCAGATTAAACTTGTTGGCAATATAAGAGACTGAGCATCTACCTAAAAGAGACTTATAGTATCTAGATCCTCCAGCAGATTGTATAACTGGATACTTCTTGTAAACTGATGATGGACCGACGGGAACAGTTACCGGATTGGAAGTCGAAAACGGAATTGAAAATAGATAAGATGATGCTGTTGCTACCTTACCAAATTCTACGAACGTAGGACCAACACCAGTAGGCCAAGGATATGTTGACGATATTCCGGAGACACTAAAGCTTAGATCTCCATTTGAACTAGGACCTCCTGTTGCACCAACTGCGTTTTCTACATAGAAAGAATGTATTTCCTCTCTCAAGTCAGTATCATATTCAGGATTTCTAACTATGTTTATTACACCAGGATCCTGTGTTGTATTAACAACACTTCCCGAACCCAACGAAAGATCAAGTGCAGCACTTAGCTTTATATCGTCTATGGAATAAAAATTCTTACCTGAAACAAGTGGGGATTTTATTTTCTCCTTATCACCCAATGTATATAATAGTGTATAGTCAAGAACCGGATCTCCCCCTGTTCCTCCTGTATAACCTAAATCAAATGCCTTCTGATCCTTTACAACGAAGTCACAAACGAAGAGTACAAATTTTTGCTCCTCGTTTTCAATCACACTATATTTGACTGGAGATTGTATTATAGAGTTGTCCTCTGGTATAGCTCTCAAGATAGCAGAAAATTTATAGTCTTCATATCCCCTATAATTTTTAACATACCTGTCATCTGTTATACTTTCGACTGTGCCTGTATTAGGAACGCCGGATCTTTTCTTTAATACTATCTTAACTCCTCTAAAAATAGTCTCGTAATACCCTGAGGCTTGATTGAAAACTAAAGGGGTAAATAATTCCTTTGTGTAATTAGAGGTATCTCTGAATTCAGAAGGGTAATCAGAAGGCTCAACGGTAAAATACGAAGAGAGATATAATGAATCACTAGGATCTGAACTTTTTGCTTTGGATAGATCTATCTTGTTAGAAAGATAACTATTCTGATCATTCATAAACTCCTTAGGAAAATATCTAGGAGGCTGCTCCAAAAGAAACCATTCATGGGTTAAATACTTCGGATCAGGATTTATTTTATCAAAACTAGGAGAAAAGTTAGTCGGCGAAAATGCAGGACTACTATTTAGTCTGTATCTATTCCCTCTGGAATCTGTTCCTATCGAAGATCCCCATTTATTTATATATGGGACTATCCTTGATATATTGGATCTCTCAGTTGTATAATTTTCTTTTAAATAATCATATTCAGTATTTAACTTACCATAATAGAATATTTGCTCCTTCGTAGGGTTAGCAGATTTAGGATCTAGTAGCAATCCTTGTATTCCCAAAAATCCATTAAAGGATTCTAAATCCCTCGTGTAAGGAATTTCACTATATGTAGATATCGAAGGGTTGTAGATAGCGTCTGAATATTGTGCAGGAAACACTACCACATTTCCAGAAGGAACATTAGATATTCCGGAAGAAGAAGGTGCTATAGAAGAAGGTCCTAGATTTAAACTAGGATCTGAAACTGAGAATGACGTATATCCTGTCGCACCATAGAAAAGATTACCCTCATTATAAATGCTTCCAGCATAGCTTATCTGGCCTTTTTTAACAAAATAAGGAACATTAGCCTCTATCGAATTTTGTGTATTTGGCTGTATCTCGAAATATTTATAAGTTTCTGGATTTGGTGTATATCCATAATCAGAGCTCCAGAAATCGAAGTTAAATTCTTTGGTATCAAAGAATGTAAATACTCCAATATTTAGTGACGCAGAATCATAAACATTAAAAGATCTATCCGAACCCAAATCTACCTTAGTGTATATGTCCTTCAGATTCAATACAAGTTTATAATTGAAATCAGTAAATCCAATGACTTTTCTTGTCACCGGGTCGATTTTTGGTATATCGACGAACCTATTAACGGATTCTATCATCGAATATCCAGATTCCGTATTGATATAATAACCAGGTAGTACTAAATCAGAGTAAGTGCTATCGAAGACTATTCTATTGTTATTGTTAACAGTCCCTCCTATGAATTTTGTATTGCTTTTTATGCTTGCTGCATCTACTCCATTTATCTTAAGATATCCCGAATAAGAAAACGTTGAATATTCATTCCAGGAGGTGTTCTGATCTGGGCTTACAGAGAATTGATTTCCACCGGTAGGACCCACAGAAGTCGTAGCCTTATAATAGTTGTCATTATACAAAACTATGGAATCTTGCGGGTATGTTGTTGTATTGTCCCACGAGCCAAGATACTTGGACTCAAATGATTTATAGTCATCAAAAACAGATATAGAAAATGCGCTATTTCCATAAGTCCCTGAATTTTTTGATCTTATTACGGTAGAGGAGGAATCGTAACCCGAATCTATCGTAGATTCGTCCATATCCTTCAATACTGAAGATAAAGCATAAGCAATCTCACCGGTAGTACCTGAAGAAGCATTAAAATAATATGAATTGCCTGTAGAGTAATAAGATCCGCCAGTCCATATTAATATTGATGAGTAATCACCAGAGCTAATTATATCATATCTTCTAGATCCATCCTTAATTGATCCATTAGGCCAGAATATTTTGAAAGTTAAAGGCTTATCCTTGTCATACGGTTTTATAAATTCTATCTCAGCATATGCCTTACCAGGAACTAAAGCATGTTCACCTTTTATAGTAGCAATTTTATCATCGCTTCCTGTAAAATTAAGAAGATTTATTTTTCTGTTCTGCAGAACTAGGGATCCTGATGTAGCACCTGTAGATCCTGTTGCAGAGAATTCAGCATTTGCGTAGCTATAAGGACCGTAAGAGTATTTGGGTTGCGAACCCCCATAAACTCCATAATCCTCTGTTCTTTTTAGACTATAGAAGCTATCATTTTTGTCGGTTAGATAAAAGAGCTTATTAGGATCCAGCAAATTAATATTATCCGATCCAGGTAAAAAACCAGATCCGTTTTCGTAGAAAATTCTAACCCCTGAAGTAGCTCCCAGTTCGTATGGAGTATTGTTGTAATAATATCCAACATTATTTCTTGATGGTATTGGACTATTCTCATTACCCTCCATATTTCTGAACTCGTAGAAGAAATCACCGTTGCTTCTTACTGTTGCAATATCGTTTCTTGAAACATACATACCAACATATCTGTTGATCGTGTATAAATCTGAGTCCGGATCATCAAAGAAGAATTCAAGATTTAATAAATTGGGACAAACTATACCATTTCGAGAAAATCCAGAAGTAATATAATCCTCCAGATCTATCATCGGGTCCGATTTAGAAGTTGATAGATATTGATTTAATAACTCTCCCTTTCTAGTATAAACTCCGTCGCTTATACTTACGCCTCTATAATATGTGTAGGAATCATAACCCCAGCTGATCTCCAAAGGTGAATTTGAATACTGGTCGTTATTAAATATAGATCTAATATATTTCCCAATCTTAGTATTCTCCCTTAGATCAAACGTTTTTATAGCAGTTGCATTATTCAGTATCTTATTCTTAAAGGTAGAAGAAACGTCATTAACGTCGGGTAGATACCCGAGCTCATTGTAAATAGCAACTTTACCCGAACCGCTAATAACACTATATTCGGAATAACTAGTTTTACCAACAAAAATTTCACCGTTCGAATAATATATGTCATTCCCTGCTGGGGTTTTACCATAAGCTACTTTGAAGTTTTCCGAGCTATCGAAATCTTGGATAACCTTATACTTAACCTGAGGTTCTATTAAGGTAACGTTTTTTGAATATGGATAATCTAGAGGATTATCAAGCTTAAATATGACAAAGAAATCAGGAATCTCGTTCTTAATCCATAGTGGAGCAAAATAACTAAAATCCTCGGGATAATTCTTATCGGCTAAAGCTGATGCTCCCCCAGCATAAAAGAAATCATACTGATCTGAGAAGTTTTGAGCCGATTGGGATTGCCCATTAGTAAATTCTCCAACCTGAAATATCAGATCATTAGAAACTTTACCGTTTCTGAAAAAATCGGAGACGTCAGTAGCATAGCTATTTTCTCCTGAGATATTAAATTTCTTAAAAGCATCATTACTCAATGTATCATTAACGTCCATCGAGTTGAACCAAACCCCACCTTGGGAATCTATGGATATTTTAAAATTTCCGGTTAATTTAGGATTTGTTCTAATTACCGAAAAGGAAGAATTATAATCAAAAAGTCTAGATTGAGACATATTTTAAGCCCAAATTATATTATTTAAAAATTAAGAGCTTTAATTCCGCTATCGAAATTAGGAGCTACTAATGTGTCATTCTGATAAGATCCACTAACCTGTACATCGAAAGAAAAGGCATCATCGTTTCTAAGCTGTATATCAATACCGATCTTTTTAGTATAGGTTATATTAGAGAGATTCCCTGCTTTTCTCCATCCTCCAATATATCCAAGTTTATCAACTGCTCTGAATTGGAATACGACAGGTACGTTTATTGCGTTAGTTTCACCCTCTCCAAGATAAGTTACAGAAAGCGATGTTGTTCCAGGAACCTGTAATACGGTATTGGTTACTGGTCCTAGATAGAGATATGCTCCGCAAGAATATTTACCTATTAAATATTCGTCATTAGATGAGAATCCTAACTTATCTGCATACATGTTATCCTCCCTTGCAGCAGTAGCCCCGGTAGCAAATGTTATTGGGGTTCTGTATGATTGTTGTACCCAATATTGAGGAAGTGAGGTATCTCCCCAGAAAGTCTGTGTATGTCTAAATGGTGCATATGAAACAATCGTAGAATCATAAGGCTTGACCATATCAGAATAATTCGTGAAAGAGAATGCACTACCAACGCTTACTAGGTAAGGATGGCTAGTGTGTATACAGAATTCAGATAGATATCCGCTTCCTACTGGATTACCCCCTGTTGTACCGGTAAATGTTCCGTTCCAAACCGCAGCCGCAGTACCACCAGTTACCGTACTATAATCTGAGTATAAAGTTGGATCATAAGGGGTGAATATAGTTCCATTTTGTGGATAAACTCCAGCAATACCAAAGTTAGTTTGGGTTGATGAAGAAACCCCATTATAAGTATAAGATGAACTATAGACGTTGGTAAAATATTGTCCTATGTCAGTTAGGGAAGTGTTATAATAAAGAACCTGATTAAATCCTATGTTTCTGTATCTAGGATACATGAATTGTGAATATGCGCTTGCAGAAGCATAAGGAGGAGCCTGTCTAAAATCAGTAGAACTGTCTACACTGCTTGCCACTAATGATGTTAGTGATATAGGTCCATCTCCATATCGTAAATTTTCATTATATCCAGCAGGATACGTAGAAGCTATAGCAGAAGGTGCTTTAGTTTCAAGACCTCCTGGTATGATTGATGCCAATTCTACAGGTGATGCCTGTGCATTAAATAACTGTATATTATATGTTATCGATGCAATTTTACCAGCATCAGTTGTGGTTGGACTCGTATAGATCTCGTTATAAAAACCTGCATTAAGCTTAACAGTAGATCCTTTAGAAACTTTTACTTTGTTGTTGTTTGAATCTACTATAAATACTTCCAGAACACCTTTTGCTTGATTTAGTTGTGCTCTTAACGTTGTGATCTGATTCTGTAAATCTGTAATCTTATCGAAAAGATTTATTACCGCCCCGGTATTTGTATAGAATCCGCTAGCAATACCAACCGAATCATGATAATATGTTTTATCTCCTGCAACAAATTGCTGGGAAAGGTGAGAGGGTAATCCCTGGGCATTTAGCTCTGCTTGCATTCTATTTACTGCAGCATCCTCACTATTTGTTCTTAAAGCAACATCAACTCCAGTGACACTTAAGTTGTCAGGGAAGCTAATTATAACAGAAGGAGAATAATCCGAAGTTAGCGGATTTTCTGGCCATCCTGCTTCAGATATTGCAGCTATTTGTATTTCTAATTTTTCACCTTTTGTGATTGCTAGATCAAGCTGATTGATGTTCTGAACATTAGAGTTAGAAGGATCCTCAGGAGCCCAAACATATACTCCTTTCTTAGGATCATAAACTTTCTTTCTAATATCAGTTTTATATTCAGTCCAATTAGAGAAAGAAGCATCCTTCTTAGTCCCGTCATTGTCTACAAATTGTATCTGATCTGCAGGCATTGCCGCTCCGCTGTCACTCAAATATCTATACCTAACTGAGAATTGAATAACTTCCTGAGCTCCTGTCGACGGACTTAATTGAGGTGATGGGAATGGCCAAAAACCTCTAACTCTATATTTAGGAGGAGTCACTATCTGTGGTACGTCAATAGATAATGTCTTAACCTCGGTAACAAGAGAAGAATACAATTCAACCTTTTTGCTTCTTTGACTAATCAAAGAATTCAAATTTGCTTTAACAGCTTGAGTGTTAACGCCAATCGGTGTATTTTTTTGTCCAGTTATGCTCGCTGGAGTTATATTGTTACCTAATATAGGACTTGAGCTGGTATTAGTTAATTGAAGAGATCCTTCGTTTATAGCAGAGAGACCAGTATTTAATTGGAGTTTAGCTTGGTTAATAGAATCATCAAGTTGAGCTATTTCGCTTTTCAAAGCAGACTTAACCTGTATCTTGTCGTTTATAACTTTTATGGGGGTAGATTCAGTTACCTGTTTGTTGATCTGAGTTACCTTAAAATTACTTTGATTTATAACAGGAACGTTTGGAACCAATCCCTCTACTGCAGGAACTTTATTCTCCTTAGCAGCTCCTAAAAACATCTTACCTAGATCCGAAACTTCGCTCAGATAATACGTCTCGAGATTTACTACTGTTCCGTCTTGATTTTTAGTCTGTAGTTCGTTACTCCAGAAAACTATACCAGTAGACCAAACCGCTGCAACTATATTAAAGTTATCGTCAATTGCCTTAAAAAATATACCCTGTCTCTCGTTATATCCAACATTAACCTGAGCATATCTAGGACCAAAATCCGTTGACGATATTGATAGTGTTGCTGCTCCTAGAGTAATAGGTTGATAGCCAGATACTCTTTTAGCTTGTATTGAAGATTGATCTCTGTCTACAGATGTTACCTGATATAAAGATCCATCCTGTGTTGAAATTTTGTCACCAACGTTTAGTGATCTTCCATCTTTGAAAGTACTTAATGTATCAGTATAAGAAAGCTTATCTAATTTATAGTTTCTTCTTGTTTCTTGGAATGTGTTTCCGCTAGCATCAGTTACAGATACTAGATCATCATAATAGCTCAATACGCTAAAATTACCTATAAATCTTATAGTTCTTAACGGTAATTGTGCTATGTCCTCATCAACGAAATATCCGATTCCATTATCAGTTAGGGCTTGAACGAATTGATCGTAAGAAAAATCATTTCTACCTTTTAAATATGTGTCAAAATAATTTTTCTGAGTATCTGTAGTTGTATTGGCTATAATTCTTTTAACTACTATCCTATCGGCAGAATCTGGTATCTGTCCAGTTACATTCACGTTTATGTATAGAAGTGGTGTCAAGAAGCTCTCGAAGAACCAATTATCTTTAACATCAAATGTACTAGGGACAGATAGGTTCGTTATTCTTGCAGGTTCTTTTAGTGTTTCTGATTTATAGACCTGAGAATAAGTCCCGTCTGGATTTCTCACAGTAGCTGAGGATTCACTGATCCCAGCTAAAGCTTTTATGTTATTGTCAATTCTCTGTATCTCTCCTCTTAAAAATCCATATGATGGGATGTTAGCATTCTGAGGTAAACCTTGCTCGTCCAGTACCTCGATGGTAACGGTATTATTGGTAGATACCGCAACTTCGTTTAATCCATTTATAATCTCTAATGAATTTTTTTGAAGTCTCAGAAACTGAGCTACTAATGAGCTTATCGAATTTTGTGTGCCTGCCATTTAATTTCTAATGTTATTGGTTGTTGGTTAAACTTTTTCCTATTATATCTACTTGGAATTTTAAAGACTTCTCGTCAATACAAACTATATCCATAACCGGAATATAATCATATGCGGATAAAATCGTATCGTCCAATGAAACTACCAAATTAGAATAGCTAACTCCGGTAGGTGAGCTTAGAGGATATAATCCAGTATAATTTGTTAGGATATTTATAATAAATGCTCCGGGATAAATTGGATCTCCAAAGGATAACCTAAATCTCTGTCCAGCTTTCCATCTAACCGAATCATCTTTCAATCTGATCGTCATGTCACCGGTAAGGGTAAGAGGATTTCCGTTATTTACGTGTTTATAGTAGTTTGAATAATCAAGTAAAGTTATTTCATTCAGACCATTTTGTGTTAATGTTCCTCTACCTAAATTAGTTCCGATATTAAAGTCTTGTGAAGCATTTATAATAGAAAGCTGATTGGGAACCGATCTATCTACTATGATTCCACTTCCCTGCTTAACTAGATCCAAATCATAAGATATTTCGACGCTAGTTTGATTATTTAATATAGACCTTACTAGATCATAGTTCTGATTGATTAGTTGCATTACAGACTGTGTATTATTAAATAAAGCCTGGTTTGCAGCCAATGTTCTCTCAATATTTTCTATTCTTCTATCCATATTGATAGCGGTAGGACTACTAAGAGTTATATTCTCAAGATTAGTAACACGATCGCTAAGTTGTATGAAGTCACTTGATGCGTTATTTAGTGTAGAACTTGCATCCTGTAAAACATTCATTGCGTCCATAAACATAGACAGAGAGAATGGAGAATAGTCATTTATTGCCTGTTCAACCCCAGTCTGATCTACATCGGTATCAAATTTTAAATTTATCTTGAACCCGTATGAGTTACCATTTAACTTTGTTACTGGATTAGGTCTATGTTTCTTTAATCTAGGGATATAGACATCACCACCTTCACTGTTAACATCATCTAAGAATAATACACCATAAAGGTTTGTTGCTGATGTGGCAGGATTTGCCGGATCATAAACATCATAATAAATTAAAACCGCATTAAATTCAAAATCTGCTGCATTTGCTGTCGAGTTAAATTCTTCTAGAGTAGATATGCTCGAGTTAGTTAATATCTGCTGATATGAATTAGGATCAAAGTCAATACCAATAGAATCAAGTTTACTTCTTACGTAACTTAAAGTTTGTGCATTGGCAGTCTTCGTTAAAACGTAATTTGAAGGATCGGTGAATAACGCATCAGTAAAATATGTATTAGCCGTATCTCTAGGCGAATACCAATTACCTGCCGCAGTAGCTCCGTTTATTCCGGTATCGAAGTAAGTGGCAGTAGGAGATCCTAAAACATCGTCATCGAATATAGCTAGTGTTGTTAAGCCACTAGGATTGGTTTCGTCGTAATTTCTACCAAAAAGATATTCGTCATTAAGGGGATTTGATGGATTGTTAGTCCATTGGTAATCCGGATAATAATTCTTGTCAGTTACATTCTTGAAGAGAACATACGGGGTATTACCGTCCTTAGTTGGAATATAAACATAAACCTCAGAATAAGCATTCGTAGAATTCTTAACGGAGTTTACAATGTCAAGATTACCAACATACTGAACTACTCTATTATATGTAGCTCCTGTCATTCCATATGCTCCAGTAGTCCCGTATGCAGCATCACCCTCGACATATCTTTTCTCCGTGATAGGAACATCATTAACAATAGTTACTGTGTTCTGATCTAAAGCAGGAGATACCTGTGTGGAATTTGCAGCGGTGTATCTTATAGCTCCTATTTCTTTTAGCCATTTGAAAAATATTCTTTCAGAGACATTCTGTTTTAAACTAGAATCGTATTGGTCATCTCCTGTTATTGTTGATTCTATATTTAAACAATAGCTCTGAAAACTTTGAGAAAAATCTATATTAGCATCACCGGTTATAATCTGGCCTGTGCTATTTGCCCAATCTAAGAAAGCACTGTCTGGTCCATTCAATCTTACATAGTTAGTTTGAGTTGATGCACTGTTATCTATATTCGGTATATTTAATAATGCGAACTTAGAAAATCTAAACTTACTATCAGAGCTATTGAAAGTAAAAGACAAATCCTCTGCGGAAGAAGAGAATGTGTAAAATGTTCCACCTTGTACTTGTAGCGGCCTTATAAATGGTGTCTTTGCCATTAAATTTCTTTTATTTTTATTCTAATTAAACTGTAGCATTAGTGGAAGATAGAACTATCCAAGATCCATTCTGAGTAGCCTGTCCTTGTCCAATTCTAGTTTCCCATTGAAGAGTTACTGAAGATCTGTATGATTTACTAGCGGTTAAGGTTATACCAGCTGATGAATATCCGCCATACGTAGAAGAAGTATTAAATCCGGTATAGTAAGTCGATGTTGTACCAGTAACCCCAGTATAAATGTAACCTGTAGCTGCTGAAGTATTTATGATAGTTATCCTAGTTCCCTGAGGAATATTAGGTAGTGTTCCACCTACTGGTGATGTGCCGTCAACAACTTTCATGAAGAATCCAGTTGGGCCACAGTTTGCATAAATAACATCCTCCAGACCAGTTACTGCATATGGGGAGTTTACCGAAGTTACATATCCACCGCCACCAATACCTGAGGTATTAACAGGGAAAGCAGATCCTGCGGTTAGCCCTGTTTTATATGTTGTGTTAGCACTTACTATATGTCCTTGGACACCCAGATTCAAAGCTCCATTAGCACTAAAACTTCCATTAAAGCTAGCTGTTCCGCCTACAGTGAAAATTGAGCCGGTTCCAAAAGTTACTGCTCCATTCAAAGTTACTGCCCCAGATGCGGTTAGAGTTGCTGTCTGAACATCTACAAATCCAGCAGCGCCAAGATTATTGATAGTAGCCTTTGCAATACCAGTAGTTGGTAATGAAAGATTATCAAAAGATCCTATTTTTGCTTGCACCTTCCCAGTAGAGGCTGAGCTAAGATCTAATATTCCATTAACCGAATCTACACCAAAAACCGTTACGTATCCGTTTATCCAGTTTTGTAAGATCAGAAAATTAGAATTGATAGTTACCCTAGATCCGGAGATGGAATCGGTTCCTAAAATTTCGGTAATGTTTACTGTTGCCATTTTTTATTGTTTTATTTCTTTTTAAAGTGAAATATATATCTACGTCTCAGACAACACTTAAATATGGCAGTAAAACCGCAGAAACTTTCCATAAAGGATATCAAAGACATATCTTTAAGTCAAAAAAGGGGTAATTATTCCCCTGAAATGTCAAAAAAATCAACAATTTTTAT